GTGGCGGCGCACTTCCTCGAAGTGAAGGCAGTCGATGCCGTCGCAGGATTGCTTGATCTCGGTGAGCCAGCGTTTGAATCGCAGGAAGCGCATTCCGCCGCCTTCGAAGCGCTGCGGTCGGAAGCTTTCGGAGCCACTGGTGATGTGGCCGTCGCTGCCGCGCAGTGCCCAGCCGGTGGTGGTGCCCAGATCAAGGGCGAGGATGATCGTGGTCATGGTGTAAGTCCTTGTTGTGGCTGGCCTGACGGATCGGACGGTTCCAATCGAAACCTCCTTGAGGCGCGCACGCACGCACCCGCGTAGGAGTTACGACGTAGTCCGTCCGATCCGTCAGACGCGAAGAGTTCAGTTGTCGGCATAGGGGGTGTAGGCAGGCGCGGGCGGGTACTTGAGGCCAATGCCCTGAAAGCCGCGCAGCCCCATGCCGTTACGCCACTTGTCCAAGCCCCGGGTGAGCAGCAGATCGGCAAAGCGCTTCTGCGAGCCCGTGAACTCCCCTGCGGACTCGGCCCATTGCTTCCAATCGTTGAACAGTTCGGCGGTCAGCGATTTGGCGTTGATCTCGCGCGTGCAGCGCTCCTCGACCCAGCGGCCCAGCGCGTCCTCACCCTCGAAGTACTCCTCGGTGGCATCGACGACCTGCTGCGGCGGTGCGAGCTTGCCCATGCGTTGCCAGTCCAGGCAGCCCTGCACGGCCCACGCGAGGATGCCGTCACGTTCAGCCAAGAGCTTCTGCTGCAGGTGTTTGTCGCGGCGTTCTGGCAGCACCGTGATCGTGAAGGGGATCAGGTGCAGCCGCCGCTTCATCGCTTCGTCGATGTTGCGAATGGCGGGCTTGTGGTTGCCCGCCACGAACAACTTGAATTGCGGGAAGAATTCGAAAAAATCCTGGCGCATGAAGCGCGCAGCGATCTTGTCGCCACCCGTGAGGTTCTTGACCTTGGACTCGGCCCAGCGACGACCCTGCTCGGTTTCGATGGCAGCCACGAAGCGTGCGCCGCGTAGCCCCGCCATGTCGGTCGGATGCCGGTCGGTGCGTGTCTCCATGAAGGTGTCCATCGGCGCGTTGGTGGCGTAGTCGCCAAGGATGGTGGCCAGCGTGTTGACGAACACCGACTTGCCATTCGCCCCCGTGCCGTACAGGAAGAACAGCGCGTGCTCCTGTGTCGATCCGGTCAACGCATAGCCCACCATTCGTTGCAGGTAGGCGTGCATACCCAGGTCGCCGCCCGTCACCTCGGACAGGAACTGCTTCCACGTCGGGCAGTCACCGCCGGGGGTGGCCGTGGTGATCTTGGTCATCCGGTCAGCGCGGTCGTGCGGGCGTTTGCGTCCGGTCTTGAGATCGACCACGCCCCCCGGCGTGTTGAGCAACCAAGGATCTGCATCCCATTCCTCGGTAGTGGCGGCATGCCTGCGATCTGCGCGCGCCAGCCGTTCCACTCCACCGACCGTACCCGAGCTGGCGAGCTTGGCGGCGATCTTCGGGTTATCGGCGCGCACGGCGGCGTGGCGGCAGACGCTGCGGATCAGGTCGGTAGCCGCCAGCGTGTCCTCGGTGCGCCAGCGGTTGCCGTCCCACACCAGCCAGCGTCCCCACGTCGCCACGTACCGCCAGTCCCGGTGATAGCGGCGTGTAAAGGCCAGCGCCAGCGCATCCTCAGTGCCCCAGACGGATTCGTCGCTGCTGACCACAGGTTCCGCATCGTCGGTAACGTCGTGCATCTGCAGTCGCGGGCCATGTGCAAGAAACGCTGCGAAGTCGAAGCCTTCGGCGATGGCATCGGCCACGTCCCAGCCTTCGACAGCGTCCTCGGGCGGGTACAGGATGTGGCAGGACTTGGCACCCGCCGCCAGGATGGCTTGTGCTGCCTGCGTGGCGTACTCCCAGCCCGGCTTGTCGCGGTCGGGCCAGATCAGCACGGTTTTTCCAGACAGAGGCGACCAGTCGGTTTTGTCCACGGGTGCGTTTGCGCCGTGCATTGCCGTGGTGGCCACGACCCCCGCATCGATCAATGCCTGCGCGCACTTCTCGCCCTCGACCAACACCACTTGCGTGGCGCTGGCCATCCCGGGTTGGTTGTAGAGCGGACGCGGGTCGGGAGGAGCCATCTTTCGTCGTTTGGCATCCCAGGGTCGGAATTCCTTCTTGCGCCCAGGTGGGTCGTAGCGGTAAACGACGGCGATTAACTTGCCCGCGCCGTCGAAGTAGTCCCACTTGGCCGTGGCTGGGCCGAGCTCATCGACAGGGGCTTCCTTCTTGGCGCGCGGCACCGGTGCTGCTCGCGAACGCCCGATCAGATCAGCAGCTTCGTCAAGCACACGAGGGAAGTCGGCGTGGACGTTTGCCCCGAGGCAGGCGGCGATCAAGGCGAAGATGTCACCGCCATCGCCAGTCGCACGATCCGTCCATAGACCTGTCTTCTCGCCCTCAAGCACCACCTCGAGGCTGTCGCCAGGGCTGCCCAGCACATCTCCTATCAGGAATTTTCCCCGGCGCTTCTTGCCTGCCGGGAACATCGTGGCCAGCACAGACTCCAGACGCGCCAGCAGTTCCGCGCGCAGTTCTTCGCGTTCAGCCTCGCGATTGTTATCAGGAGGTGGCGTGGTGTCGTTGAAATCGATCATTCGACCTCCTCGCCACAGGCGTCTGTTTCGTCTCCAGCGCTTCGCCCGTGAACGGCAGTACTGCGTGTAGCCCACGCGGACAGTTCAGACAGGCGATAGCGCACCAGTCCGCCCATCAGGTAGTGCGGAATCCGATACTTGCTGCGCATCGCGTGATCGGCGAACCAGTAGTAAGGCAGGCGCAGTGCAGCGGCAGCCTGCTTTGCGTCGATCATGGGTTCGATGGCATTCGTCGGAGTGTTGTTGTCAGTCATGCTTGTGTCCTCCAGCAGCGGTCTTGCCACGCGCACATCCGGCATTCGAAGTGGGTCGGGTCATGGAAGGCGCGGGGCAGGAGTTCACCTGCCTCGGTCGCCGTGATGACCTTCACCGCCCGATCCGACATGCGCTGCGCCAGCGCCGCGTCAAAGGGCACGAGTTCGGTGTAGATCTCCATCGTGTCGGCGTTAAGCGCCGTGAAGATCGCCGGGTGCTCATGCAGTTCGAGATAGGCTTGGTAAATCACCACTTGCGCGGCGTAGATCGGTTTGGAGGTGGCCAGCCCCTTCTTCTCAAGGTCGCTCCAGGACTTGTTGCCCAGACACTTGCATTCCCACAGCGCGGGATAGGCGAAGCCCTCGGGATCCGCGACGATGACGCCGTCGACGTGGCCCTGCAGGCGACCGTCGGTCACAGAGAAGCCGAACTGTTCGCCGTCGGCCTTGCGGGTGCGCAGGTCGAAACCCGCGTCCCGCAGCCACGCGACCATGCAGTCCTCCATGACGTGGCCACGCTCGAAGATGCGCAGCATCCGGCCCGGGATGTCACGTCCGTGGTCGATGGAAGCCTTGGCGTACTCGAACTGCAGAGCGCGCTCGCAGCCCACTCCGAGGCGCGAGGCCCCGAGGTATTGGCGCTCGGACTGGCGGGCGCGGGCCTGCTGCATCCCGGCGTCGATCAGTGCCGTGATCTGGCCGGGTAGGCTTGATGAGGAGTTGAAGTCGATCATGGCTTCTTCCCCTTCGGTTCGTCCCAAGGCAGGTCGTCCTCCAGATCGGCGAACGGATTGGCGGTGTGGGGTGCCAGCGGATCGGGCGTCGGCTGCAAGCCCCGCACGGGCGGGAACTTGGTGGCCTCGTGATGCGCGACCATTGCTTCCGACCAGCAGGTAACGATGGCGTCGATCACCTGCAGGGCTTCGGCCTCGGAGTAGTCGCCGAGCGGCTTGGTAAAACCGATTTCGCCTGCTGCCTCGCCGAAGGCCTTGAGGCACTGGCGCATTGCGGCCAGTTCGACATCAGACGGATCGATCATGGTGACCTCCACCTTGTCGATGCGACCTTCCTTGGCCCGCTGCCAATTGCCGTACAGCGCGTGAAACGCGTCCTGACAGCGGCGCGAGCAAAATGCCCAATCGATGGGATAGCGCCGAGGATCGCCGACACCGTGACGGTTGTCGGTGTGACCGAATCCCCGGGCCTGTCGTTTGCAGACCCAGCATTTCATCGGCCTCCCTCACTGTGCCCATGACGGTTTGCCCGTCACAGGTGCGCGTTGCGGAGCCGGGGCCTGATACGCTGGCGCTGCCTGTGCCGCAGCGCCGGACGTGCCTCCGCCTGAAGCCTTGACCGGCACGCCCATCAACTTGGCGTAGTCCGGGTGATCGGGTTCGACTGCGACCTTGACCACGTTGCGATCCTGCCCCTTGCCGTCCTTCTCGATATCGACACGGGCGAGGAATTC